GGCCGAGCGCAGCCATCCCGAGATCGATGTGATTCAGTTCGACAGCACCGAGAACCCGCTCTTCCCGCGCGCGGAGTATGAGCGGGCGCGGGCCGAAATGCCCCCCTGGAAGTTCGACATGTTCTACCGCGGGCGGTTCAGCCGCCCCGCCGGGCTGATCTACGACTGCTTCGACGACGTCGGCGATGTGATCGACCCGTTCCCGATCCCTGACGAATGGCCGCGCCTGCTCGGGCTCGACTTCGGTGGCGTCAACACGGCGGGCGTGTTCTTCGCGCAGGAGCCGGGGACGGGCCGGCTGTACCTCTACCGCGAGTATCTCGCCGGCGGGCGCACGGCCAGCGAGCACGCACGGGCCCTGCTGGAGGGCGAGCCGGGCCGGCCGACGACATTCGGCGGCTCGCGGAGTGAAGGGCAGTGGCGGCAAGAGTTTCTGGCCGGTGGGCTGCCAATCAATGTACCGCCGGTGAGCGAGGTCGAGGTGGGCATCGACCGCGTGTATGGCGCCCACCGCGCCCACCGCGTGCGGGTGTTCCGCACCTGCACCGGCTACCTGGGCCAGAAGCGCAGCTATCGGCGCGTGGTCGATGCGCGCGGCGAGCCGACGGCGGCGATCGATGACAAGCACGCGTTTCACTACATGGACGCCGAGCGCTACATTCTGAGCTATGCCTGTCGGCAGAGCGGGGGAGGAATGATCCGATGAGTCTGCTCACGCGCGCGCGCTGGTGGCTGGCGCAGGCCGCGGTCAAGGCCGGCGGCCTGGCCATCGTCCCCAGCTGGGTCACCGCCTCGGTGATCGAGCCGTCGTTCCGGCTGCTCGTCGGCGAGGCCTACCGCAAGAACGCGGTGTTCTTCGCCTGCCTCTCGGCGCTGGCCTTCGACTTCCCCGAGCCGCCGATGCGGGTCTACGCTGACGACGACGACGACGCGCCGGCGCTGCCGAACCATCCGCTGCGTGGCCTGCTCCGGCGGCCCAACCCGTTGATGGGTGAGGGCGAGCTCTGGGCGACGACGATTGCCTACGCGGGGCTGGGGGGCAACAGCTACTGGCACAAGGTGCGCAACCGGGGCCGGCGTGTGGTGGAGGTCTGGCCGTACCACGCGGGGCAGATTATCCCGGTCCCGAGCTCGGACCCCGACAAACCCTGGATCGAGCGCTACGACTTTGACCGCGGCGACGGGACGCTGATCCCCGTGCCGGTCGAAGACATCGTGCACTTCCGCTGGCCAACGCCCGACCCAACCCAGCCGTGGCAGGCGCAGCCCCCACTCGCCGCCGCGGCCGCGGAGGTGGACGCCGACAACGAGGCGACCCGCTACCTCCGCGCCCTGATGAAGAACGACGCCACGCCGCGCACGGTCATCATCCAGAGCAAGGACCGCTTCATGGACGATGACGAGGTGCGACGGGCGCGGCAGCAGTGGCGCGAGCGCTACGGCGGCGACAACCGCGGCGACGTCGCGATCCTTGAGGCCGGCGCCGCGGTGCAGCGCCTCGGCCTTAACCTCCAGGAGCTCGCCTTCGAGGCGCTGCACCGTGTGCCGGAGAAGCGCATCGCGGCTGCCCTGCGCGTGCCCCTGTCGGTGGCCGGCATCGGCGACGACCCGACCTACGCCAACAGCGAGGAGGCGTACAAGCGCTACACCCGCAGCACCCTGGTGCCGCTCTGGCGCATCTTCGCGAGCGAGGTCGAGAGCAGCCTTGGCGAGGAGTTCGGTGGCGTGGTTGCGCGCTTCGACCTGCGCAAGGTGACACTGCTCCAGGAGGATGAGACGCAGCGCTGGACCCGCGTGCTCGCCGCCTTCACCGCCGGCGTCATCCCCGACGAGGACGAAGCCCGCGGCCTGCTCGGCCTGCCCAAGCTCACCACACAGCAGCGCGAGGCGCTGAAGCCCCCGCCCGCTCCGGCCCCATCGCCGGCGGCACTCCCGGCCCCTGCGGCTCCGGCAGCTGCATCCGAGAATATGCCAGCGGATATGCCAGCCGACGGTGCGAGCGCGCAGCGCGGCTTCCGGCCGGCGCTGGAGACCAAGGCCGCCCGCGCGGCCCAACGCGCAGCGCGCGCCCTGCAGCGTGTCCGGCAGACGGCCGCGCGTCGGCTGGAGTCGGCCGTCGGTGGCTGGTTCGACGACCTGGCCAAGACCGTGATAGGCCGCGCCGAGAAGGCCGGCCGGCCGGCAGTCGAGACCAAGGAGCTGCCCGGGCTCGACGAGCTGCTCGAGGACGACGACTTCCTCACGCTGGAAAAGCTGGTCAAGCGCTACGCCGTCGAGGTGGTGAGCGCGAGCTGGGAGACGTGGAACGAGGCGCTCGGCGCCGACGTTGCGTTCTCGCTCTCCGACCCGGCCGTCGTCGCGGCGCAGCGCTCGGCCGGCCAGCGCATCACGGACATTGCGGAAACGACCCGCAGCACGGTGCAGGACCTGCTGGTGTACGGCGCTGAGCAGGGCTGGACCCTCGGCCAGCTGGTGGCCGGCACCGACGAGCACCCCGGCCTGCGCGACCTGGTCGAGCAGTCCTACAAGGGCCGGGCCCGGACGATCGCGCGGACCGAGCTCGGCGAGGCCCAGCAGGCCGCGGCTGTCGCCCGCTTCGCGGCAGCCAAGGTGACGCAGGTCTATATCGCCGACAACGGTCAGGACGATCCGGACGAGGCCTGCGCACAGCTCAACGGCACAGTGCAAACACTGGCGTGGGCCAAGGAGAACGCGCTCGCGCACCCCAACTGTACCCGCTGCTTTAGCCCATACTTCGACTGAGGGCCGTAATGGACCGCACATCTGAGCTGCACGCGCTTGACGATCGCGCTACAATGAAAGCGGAAGATACTTCCGGTTTCGTGGCAGTGCGCGGGAAATCGGGGAAACTGCTCGGCTACTACAACCCCGACACGCACCAGTGGAAGTACGAGGACCACCATCGGGTGGAAATCGTCGACCTGATCCGGTACCGAGGCCGCGCGTCGTAGGCGCCGACAACTGAATCGCAGTGCCCGTTGTGGCCAGGCTTCCCGCGTGTCGGGGACCCTGGCCCTTTTCGTTGGAGCAGCCCGATGCTTGAGTACAAAGCCGTTCCCACCGAGTTCAAGGCCTCGTCGACGAATGAAGGCGTGTACGAGGGCTACTTCTCGATCTTCGGCAACATGGACGACGGCTACGACGTGATCCCCCAGGGCGCGTTTGCCAAGACCATCCAGGAGCGCGCCAAGCGGATCAAGGTCTTCTACGCGCACGACTGGCAGAAGCTCATCGGGCCGGCGCCGGACGTCCTCCAGGAAGACAGCCGCGGGCTGTACGCCAAGGGCAAGCTGACGCTGGCCAGCTTCTGGGGCAACGAGGTCTGGCAGCTGATGAAAGACAACGCCCTCAACGAAGGCTCGATCGGCTTCGAGACCATCCCCGGCCAGGTGGACTTCCGCAGCGATGGCGCGCGCATGCTGAAGGAGGTCAAGCTCTACGAGATCTCCCCCGTGCCGCTCGGCATGAACCCCCTCACCGAGGTGCAGGCGGTCAAGATGCTCGGCCGCCAGAGCGCCGACGAGCAGGCCGCCCAGCTCCTGGCGCTGCTCAGCGAGGTCAAGGCCGGCCGAGTGCTCTCGGCCACCAACCTGGAGAAGGCCAAGACCGCCCGCGGTGCGATGGCCAGCGCGATCGAGGCGCTCGACGCGCTCATCGCGGCCGCCGGTGACGACGAGGAGCCCAAAGGCGCCGCCGATCTGGCACGCCTGGCCCATAGACTGCGAGCCGCCCGCGTGGCACTCGCGCGACCCGTAGCAAGCAGGAGCAACGAGGCATGAAGGACCGCATCACCGCCCTGTACCGCGAGGCCGGCGAGTTTCACAAGCGCGCCCAGGACCTGATCCGCGAGTACGACGGCAAGGCCCTCCCGCAGGAGAAGGCCAACGAGATCGACACCCTCCTCGACCAGGTCGAGGAGAAGACCGGCGAGGCCAAGCGCCTCGAGCGGACGATGGAGCAGGAGCGCCAGCTGCAGGAGCCCGTCGGGCGCCTCGGCACAGGCGCGCCTGCCGCTGGCGAGAAGGGGCAGCCGGACGCCGAGGGCAAGGCGTTTAACCGCTTCCTGCGCCACGGTGTGAAGGCGCTCACCGAGACCGAGCGCAAGGCGCTGCGCGCGGACGACGACGACGCCGGCGGCTTCCTCGTGGCGCCGCAGCAGTTCGCGTCGGGCCTGCTCAAGTTCGTGGACGACCGCGTGGTCATCCGCGGGCTGGCCACCGTCGAGCAGCTGACGCAGGCCGAGAGCCTGGGCATCCTCACGCTGGGGTCGGACTTCGCCGACTTCGACTGGACGACCGAGCTCGCGACCGGCTCCGAGGACACGACCGAGCCGTTCGGGAAGCGCGCGCTGACGCCGCACCCGCTGGCCAAGCGCGTCAAGATCTCCAACACCCTGATCCGCAAGAGCACGCGGCCGGTCGAGCAGCTTGTCCAGCAGCGCCTGGGCTACAAGCTGGGCGCGACGCTGGAGAAGGGGTACATGACCGGCACGGGCGCGCAGCAGCCGCTCGGCCTGTTCACCGCCTCTAGCGACGGCATCCCCACGTCGCGCGACGTGACCTACACGGACACCAACGACACGACCCGCTCCGACAGCATCATCGACTGCAAGTTCAGTCTCAAGGAGCAGTACCAGCAGAGCCCCTCGACGCGCTGGCTCGTGTCGCGCGAGTTCGTCAAGCGGGTGCGCAAGTTCCGCGACGCGAACGGCCAGTTCATGTGGAACCCGGGCCTCGCCCTCACCGGCGGGCAGCCGGCGACGATCCTCGACATCCCCTACGTGATGAGCGAGTTCACGCCGAACACGTTCACGTCGGGCAACTACATCGCGCTGCTCGGCGACATCCAGTTCTACTGGATCGTGGACAGCCTCCAGCTGCAGATCCAGACGCTGCTGGAGCTCTACGCCGAGACCAACCAGCGCGGCTACATCGCCCGCTACGAGGGCGACGGCGCGCCGCAGCTGGCCGAGGCGTTCGCCCGCCTGAAGGTGGCCTAGCCACCGCCTGACACACCGTGACGCCGGCGGGGGCAACTCCGCCGGCCGCGCTGGGAGAGACACCAGTGGAGTACCTCAGCAACAAGGTCAAGACCGTCCGCGTGTCCAACGCCGTGGCGGTCGGGACCACCACCATCACGAGCTCGGCCGTGGACATGTCGGGCTACGAGGGTGTGCGCTTCATCGTCCTGTTCGGCACGATCACCGACGGCACGCCCAATATCCAGGGACGCCAGGGGCAGGTGTCCAACATGAGCGACGGCGCCTCGCTCGCGGGCACCGACGTCGCCATGCTCGACGCGGACGACAACAAGATCGGCATCCTGGAGATCTACCGGCCGGCCGAGCGCTATGTGGACTGCCAGGTGGTCCGCGGCGGCGCGACCGGCTGCGTCATCGACGCCATCATCGCCGAGCTGTACGGCCCGCGCGTGATGCCGATCACCCAGGACTCGACCGTCGGCCAGATCGAGCGCTGGACCAGCCCGGCGGAGGGCACGCCGTAATGACCACGCTCGTCACCGTCGCCGATGTGCGCCGCACGGTGCAGACCGACATCGACGATGCAGACCTGCAGGACCTCATCTCCGATGAGGAGGCCGAGGTGGTGCGGCGGTTCGGCGCGCACGGCGACGGGACGAGCAGTGTCACGGAAACGTACCCGGGCGACAACCAGATCAACCTGTACCTGCGCCGGCCGGCCGTCTCCGTATCGCAGATCACCGTCGCCGACAAGGGCGGCGGGACACCGGCGACTCTCAGCGCCAGCAGCTACCAGCTCTGGGGCAGCCAGGGGCGCATCGAATACCTTGCCGGCAGCTGGGGCGATCGCATCGTCAACGTGACGTACGTCCCGATCGATGACCGCTCGCGCCGGCGGCGGGTGATCGTGGAGCTGGTGCGCCTCGCGCTCGAGCAGACCGCCATGAAGGCCGAGAGCGTCGCCGGCGAGTACAGCTACACGGCGCCCGAGAGCTGGGAGGCCGCGCGCGCCAGCCTCTACCGGCGCCTGTCCTACATGGAGGTGTAGATCGTGGCCACCCTGACGGTCCAGGACATCGTCCGCACGGGCCTCGCGCCCTCCTACGGAGCCGCGGCCGGCGGCGGCGACGAGTTCGCCAACAACGGCAGCGTGTTCTACCACGTCAAGAACGGCGGCGGCGGCTCGATCACTGCGACCTTCGTCACGCAGAGCACCGTCGACGGCCTGGCCGTGTCTGACCTTGCGGTCGCGGTGCCGAACGGCGGCGAGCGCATCGTGGGTCCCTTCCCGCCGGGCATCTACAACGACGCCAACGGGCGCGTGCAGGTGACCTACAGCGGCGTCACGAGCGTGACGGTCGCCGCCCTCCGCCTCACGTGAGCGTCGGCGCCCACCTGCTGGACCGCTGCACCATCAGCCGCCCGGCCCCGCAGCCCGACGGCTACGCCGAGGACGACCCGGCGCGCGGCCAGGGCTGGCCAGCAGTGGCCACAGGCGAACCCTGTCGCCTGGTGGTGAAGGAGCAGCGCGTGGGCGAGGGCGTGTTCGCCGAGCGGCCGATCGTCACGACCTACCTGCTACTGCTTCGTGCGCGGGCGGACGTGCGGCCGGGAGACCAGATCGAGTCCGTCGTGCTTGCCGACGGCACCGCCGACGGCGCGACGTATCGGATCGAGAGCGTGCTGCGCCGGCGAGGCAAGGCCACGCGGCACATCAGCTGCCGACTGGAGAAAATCGGATGAGCCTTGACTCTGAGCTCTTCGCGGCGCTGCATGCCGCCGGCGACATCGTGAGCATCCGCGGCCGCTTCTACGTGGCGATCGACACCCTGCCGGCGGGC